GAGCGCCGGGGGTGATGCAGTGCTGGAGCTTAGCCATGTAAGTGATGGCGTTGGCACCGGTGCAGTACAGCTTAGCGGCGATGGACGAAGAGAGGGTAGCGAGATCGACGAACGTAGTCGTGGGGGCATTTTGACAGAACTTAACCATTTTATTTTATGTAAGAAAAAAAATTTTAAATTACAATTGCGATTTTAAGGAATTTCGCACGTATAAAATGCCGTATGTCGATATTTTAGATCTCCATGAAAAGATCAAGGCGTATTTTGAAAACGAAAAAGCGCGTTTACCCCAGTATAAGGAAAAGGTGCAACACCTTGTCCAGACCATTCCGAATGTGTGTGAATCGACGCGCAGAACACTTCAAAGTGAGTTGAAAGAGTTGGAAGAACACATCCTATCGATCGAAACCGACGCGGGTCTATGTTTTTACATGAATGATATAGAACCGATTATTAGTATCTACACTCAAATGATTCAGAAACCGATCCAAGTATCGTTTATGGGTAAGAAAGCAACCGAGAACACGGAAGAGAAAAAGACATTGATGATGCATTTCCTACAGATTGTAAAAAAGTACATAGATATTACAAAGTTGAATCCGATCATAGAAAAGTCGCCATTTGTAAAAAAAGTACAAGTATGCGATCACTGTGGAAGCAGACAAGTAGACATATTCGAAAAAGTGTACAGTGTATGTATGGACTGTGGTTTCCAGAAGGAAATTTCAAAGAATGCGATGAGCTACAAAGATGTAAAGCGTGTAAATGTTGGAAACAAGTATACGTACGAGCGCAAAATACACTTCAAAGATTGTATCAACCAATACCAAGGAAAGCAAAACGTAAACATTTCACCAGATGTTCTCCAGACCATCCAAAAGTGTTTAGAGGAACATAATCTTGTAGATCCAGGGGAACTGAAAGAAGTCAAGTACAAACGGGTGACGAGAAATCACATTTACATTTTCTTGAAAGAGTGCGGTTTTTCGAAGCATTATGAAGATACGTTTCTTATTTATCACCTAATTACGGGAAAGAAACTAAACGACATTTCGCATATCGAAAATCAGATACTAAACGATTTCGATACTCTGAGTACGTTATACGACAAAAAGTTCAAACAATCAAAGAAGATAGCGCGCAAGTCGTTTATCAATTCTGATTACGTATTGTATCAACTCTTGCGAAAGTACAAGCACCCTTGTCGCAAAGAAGATTTTGCGATGCTAAAGACACTCGACCGTAAATCGTTTCACGATGACATTTGTAAAGAGTTGTTTGAAGAGTTGGGGTGGAACTTTACCCCCATCTTTTGACGATTTAAAGTCAATGTACGTAGTATCAAAATGAATAGACATGTCCAAATCATTCACATCATTGCCGACGTTTTGCTGTTCGGTACCGTGGCATACATATTCAGTTCTAAGATGAGGCGTCAAAACGAGTATATTCAGCATCTCGAGTCAAAGATTCACTACTTACACGAAAAGATATCACAGATAGAAACAAATATGTCGAAAATCTATGTTCACTATGTTGCATCCGCATCCTCTCTTCCCACCCAGGTACCCCAGGCTCAATCAGTTCCTACACCTATTGAACCTCTCGTACTTGAAGTCTCTGCTCCTCCTTCGGAGCGTTCTGAAAGCGTACCTTCGCCCCCTCCTTCTCCTACTCTTTCGAGCGAACTGAATAAGCACCAAGACACGCTTGTTATTGACTATACAAAAGATCCTATCGATCGTGAAATTTTCGAAGAACTACAAGAGGTAGAAAGTTACCAATCAAATTCGAATTAATTTAATTCATTAAATTAATACGTCAGTGAAGACCGAGGCAACGCATGACCATACGGGCAACATCTTTGTTGGGAGCATCTTCTTCGATTTCACGCAGAAGGTCTTCGATGTTTTCTTCTTCTACTTCGCGCTGCTGAACAATCGGTTGTTCGACAACACGAACCGGAGAAACTTTTCTAGGCGAAACCTTAGACGACTTCTTAGGGGAAGGAGACTTCCTCTTGGGAGAAACCTTTTTGGGGGAAGGAGACTTCCTCTTAGGAGAAACCTTTTTGGGGGAAGGAGACTTCTTCTTAGGAGAAACCTTTTTGGGGGAAGGAGACTTCCTCTTGGGAGATTTCTTAGGAGATTTTGCGGGCGACTTCTTTTTAGAAGAAATCTTTTTAGGAGAAGGAGAGGGAGCTTGCTTTTTCATCAGCTCCTTCCCAATCTTACCACTTTTCTTGACGCACCTGTTGGTAGCAGGGTTCAGAATCTCGTCAGATTTGCACTTTTTCGCTTTGGGAGATTTCTTAGGGGACTTCTTGGGCGAAGGTTTCTTAGAAGAAACTTTTTTAGGGGAAGGGGACTTCTTCTTGGGAGAAGGAGTCTTCCTCTTGGGCGAAACTTTTTTAGGGGAAGGAGACTTCCTTTTAGGGGACTTTTTAGGCGAAGGAGACTTTTGCTTTTTCATCAGCTCCTTACCAATTTTGCCATTCTTCTTAACGCACCTCTTGGTCGTAGGATTCAGAATTTCGTCGGACTTACATTTCTTATCCGACTTCCTCTTAGGCGAAACTTTCTTGGGCGAAGACTTTATAGGGGAAGGAGATTTCCTCTTGGGCGAAGACTTCCTCTTGGGCGAAGACTTTATAGGGGAGGGAGATTTCCTCTTCGGAGACTTCTTAGGAGACTTCTTTTTGGGAGAGGGAGAAGGAGAGCGAGCTTGTTTTTTCATCAACTCCTTACCAATCTTGCCGCTTTTCTTGACGCACCTGTTGGTAGCAGGGTTTAGAATCTCATCAGAGGCGCATTTTTTAGTACGTACACTATAAATAAAATGTTTCATTTATTTATACAGAAAAAAAAATTATGAATCAGGAATGTCGTCCAAGTTAATGGTAGGTCCTCTCATTTTCTTTCCAGGCGGAGGAGGCGCGCCCGCGGTAGCTGTAGCCGGTCCCTGAGGAGGGCGCATAGATGTACCTACATTGAAAGCATTCATCATATTTGAGATGTTACCACCAAGTTTTTTCATTGCATACTTGGTACCGATAAAGACTGCCGCATTGATCAAAATGAGTGTAAGAAGACGAACTTCAACAGGCCACTGATTTTCAATGGGTACATATGATTTTTCACCGAGCTCAATCAAAAGACGCTCATACGAAGCCATATTGACGATCTGCTGTTGTGTAAATCCTTGCATGTCCAGCTTGAATAGCGTACCGAGAATCCATTCGAGAAGCATACATCCACCCGTAAAGTAGGTTTTGTATTGCTCCACATTGGAATCGATCGTCACCTTTTTCACAGTAGACTCGTAGGTACGAAGCATAGTCTGATAATCAGAATGAAGGGTAAACTCGGGAATTTCAGTTCCCCTATACGATTTCTTGAGAAGCTCAAATTTGAAAAGAAGTTCACGTTTAAGATTTTCATCGTTTTCATCATTGTACGTAAAGTTTTGATGTTTTTTGTGTTTGTTTTCCAATTCAGCGAGGGTAGGAGGCTTTTTCTTGGGAGATTTCGAAACGGATTCCGAGCGGTTATCTTTCATCATATTCTTAATACGGTTTCGAAGAACATCATCTTCCGACGAGGACGATGACTTTCGTCTTGACGAAGAAGATTTTCGTTTCGAAGAGGATGACGATGAGGATTTTCGTCTCGAAGAAGACGATTTTCTATGCTTAGATGAAGAGGAAGAGGGAGGCGACTTCTTTGAAGAAGTACTTGATGAAGGTGACTTTTTCGAAAAGGTTGTATGGACGCTTTCTGTGACGGACTTTTCGATATGGTCGGTCTTTTCGGTATCGGCCGACTTTTCTATCGGACTTTTTTCAACATTAACCGATTCCGTAGGAACGTATTCCTTGTTGGCAACCTCGGGCTTAACCTTATCTTTGTTCTCCAAGAGTTCGAGGTACATAATAGGCATACGCGGGAACTTTTTGGGACGTGAGATGGGTCGCTCCGTTGGAATTTTAATGATTTCCACCTCTGGTTTCTTGGACATCTCGGTTTTGTAAAATATGAGAGAGGCCTTTAAATAGCTATCATATAGGTTTTTGCGGAAACGTATCCATGCGAAAACTTGTCAAGACACCGCGTTTTCTCAAGCTTAAAATCGTAGAACGATTCGTTTCCGTCGATTTCGATATCGACTACGTCGTGCATTTTCTTCAAGGCGTGCCGAATCTTGCGTCGTGTCGTCGTACGGATTCCTGCAAACAGCACGCCCTGAATCTTCTTGACGAGTTCAGAATCTCGTTGAATGGGTCGTTTCGGATAGGATACGTTCAAGCCGATGACTTTATGGAAGGTCGTATTGGGAATGCGGACAGGAAAACAGTCCAGAACACCGCCATCCACGTACAAATTTCCGTCATATTCAAACTCCTCAAAAATAAACGGAAGGTTTGCAGAGGCGCGACATGCGTCTAACACGCTCATATCCGGATGTGTCTTGTACGAAATGTACTCTTCTTTGTATTGAGTCAGGTTAAAGGTTGCAATATACAACTCCTTTCCTGTCAATTCGTACAGTTCTTTCATCGTAGGAACGTGATCGTACTTATCAAGCGTTAAACGTGTAAGCTCTTCTTGTAGAGGATGATACGACGTAATACCGTTTCCATTGACAATCTTGGAAAAGTCAAATTCAGCAAGCCGTTGGAGCAAATTGCTTGTTAGAAGATGCGAAAGGATATCGTACGCCGAGTATCCAATAGAGTGAAGATAACACAAAATGCTACCTATACTACATCCAGAATAGACTTGAACCGATAAGAGTTGTTTCTTTTCGAGATAGTGTAATGCACCCAACAATTCAAACCCGTTGACACCGCCCCCGGAAATGATCAATGTTTCGTACATTTTTACTTGTCAAGTACCTTTTTAAGCAACAAAATACATACGAGACTCAGCATAACAATAATGATATAGTATGGTGTCTTATCTGTATTGTACATCTTCATGCAAATGGGGCACGAGGAAATGTGCTCATAAATGTCAACACATCTGTACTGGGGCACAGGAGGAGGTCCGACTGAAACAATTTGAGGACTCATACGGGGTGCGCTTTGAACCGTAGGAACTTGGTAAACCGGTTCCTGATCGTAAATGTACTGACCGTGATTTCCACCGCCCATACCCTTCTTATCAAGCATTTGGTCCGGAGGATACTTGTCAAACATGAGAATGTCTTCAACTGATGTTGTCATTTATATTACAACAATATAAATGTTTCCTCAATTACAAAAAATCGCACGGTAATCGTCCATGGCATTCGAATATTTCGTTTGGATCAAATCATGAAGAATATCGTCAAAGGTCGTTGCATTGGACATTTCCTGAATTTGAACAAGATCGTCTACCTCGACCTTAAACACAATACGTACGTTTTTGGAGAGAGATGCAAATACGCTCGTTTTTTTGAACGCTTGAATTTCGTCGTTACTTGCCTTGACAACGACCTTTATTTCTTTGGACGCATACTTTTCAGGATCGATCTTGCGAAGTTGGTCAATCGTCATGTACACAATCTTTTTGTTTGTAATCGATAGCGGAACTTCAGTAATCGTAGACGGAAGAGTAATGTGGAGCATACAATTATCCTCGGATTCGCCGAACGCGTGCTGGATCGGCGTTCCCGAATAGATGATGTTCGATTGAGGACGTTGTTTGTTGTGAATGTGTCCACTCACGACGAGAGGAAGAGACGGTTCCCACTCGTCGCCCTCTTCCGAGACAATTGCTCCCATCTTGCACCCTTTGAATTCTTGGTGTGCAAACAGCATCGTATATTTGTCGATAGGAGTATCCGCGAGCGCCATCGTCTCCTTGAACTTACCCGGAAAGACGTACGGACACATTCCAATGGAAAAATCTCCGAATTTGGTTGATGTAGGATAATCGATGATATAAAGGCGAGGATGCGTCTCTTTGAGCATGACCATCCAATGATTTTCATTGAGGTACTGTTGATTATTGATCATATCGTGATTTCCGACGAGAACATATGTTTCGCACACATCTGCAAATGCGCGCATGAATTTAATTGCACGATTCATCGTAAGCGTATGAAGACGCTCGTGATAATGAAGAATATCTCCTCCGAGAATGATAATGTCGATCGAATGAGACGAAATATACTCCAAAATAGTGTCTTGAAGCTGATCAATCTCCTGAAAATTGTTCACTTGAATATGGACATCACCGACAAACAAAACGTTCATTTCTTTTTTTGAACACCTAACGAAAACGTCAATTTTAAACGCGAACGTTTAAAATATTCAACTTAAATTACTTTACTTCTTCTTGGGAGGAAGCTTCTTAACAGCAGGCGCGGCGGGAGGAGGAGTAGGAGGCCTGTCATCGTCTTCAGAATCTGACTCTTCGATCTGATCCTTAGAGATGGGTGTAGGCGCAGGTGCGGGAACAGGTTGAGGAGGAGCAATGGAAGGAGCCTTGCCGAGACCCATACCACCGGAAGGCCTTCCTCCAAGAAGACGCTTACGCGAGGTGTCGAGAAGACGAATATTCGCCTCAAAGAGCTTAATCTGAAGACTAATCTTGCTACCAACATAGATGCTCTCGACCTTGACAGCACAAGTGGTATAGAAAGACTTGCCAATCAGAGAAGTGGGCTCGAGCTCCTCGTCATTCTCCTCGTCAAAGAACTTGGTGATAAACTTATCCTGCTTCTTGCTGTGAATAAGCTTGACGTAGAGCATGGGACCAGTTCCCTCGACGATCTTGCCCTTGTCACGCTTCCAATACAGGGGATTGAACTTCTTGAGGTCGTTGCGCTCAAGATCATACTTACCGATCTCATCCTTGATGTCAAGAATGTGATCCTTTACGTGCTCAACAATCTTGTCGAGCGTAGTCGTCCATGCCTTTTCCGCCTCGGTGGCGTTATCCTTTGACCACATGCACAGGGACATGCTAAGGCCGTTGCTCTTTCCAGTGTTGGGATCCACATTGTCCGATAGGCCAAACGAGTAGAGGCTCTCCGTGGGAAGGATGAGGTCGCCAATCGATCCATCGGGGTTACGGGTCGAGATGTTGATGCGGCCATACTTCATGGGAGGATTGCTGTTAGGGATCGCACTTTCTTCATACTTGGTAAAAATCATATTGCTAACATCATAACCGGTGGCATTAGTCAGCTGAGTACTCTTGGACGACATTTTATACTTTGTATGATTCTTTAAACGAAAAATCAATTTTAGGAAAGGAAGTGGTTGTTCAAAAATGCACCCAATCCAAAAACGACGTCAATGGCGAGGAAAATCCATGCAAAAGATGAACCGGAAATCGCGAAAAAGGCAAATGCAAAGTAGAAAAAGGCGTGGAAAGGACGGAGACGATTCCACCAAATCGGTTCACCAAAGACTTCAGGTCCGGTCATGCGACGATTGTAGACACTCAAGAATCCGATGGCGGGAAAGAGGGCGAGGAAACCGAGAAAACGTAGTTGAGAAAGAGATGCAATCTTTGCAAAATAAACAAACAGAGCACGAACAACAATACATCCACCGAGAAACAATACTATGCTTTTTGTTGAACTCTTCATTTATTGTTGTGGAAATAAATGAATTATTGATTAATCGCGGTTCATCATGCAAGAGATGGCGAGGAAAACGAGGCCGGCAACAATGGCATGGAGAACGATACCGGCATAAGTAGGAGCACCAAGTTTCATGGTGGGGAGATTGACTTTCTCAAAGATCATGTTGGTAAGCTTGTACAGCAGGGGAAGGCTGAAAATAGCGAAGAGGAGAGCAACAATCGAAGCGTAAACTGCACAGGTACGAACGTCCATTTATTCATATGAAAAAAAATAAAAAAATGAATCGTTTCTTTTTTGCGAAAAATGTTCGGGAGCATTGGACGAACAACCGGTTCGACATGTTCGTCAATCTACAGAAGGTCAATACCGTCAAGTACTACAAGTATGAAAAGATCGAATTTACGTTCGATAACAAACGCGTGTACACCTTTCAGAAAACCGACGACGAAACACCGGAAGAATTCCACGAAGTTTACACGACGTTGAAACAATCTCTTGAAGAAAATACCTCGCAACAAAAAAAATAAAAATTTAAATCTTCTTATCGCGTCCAAATTAAATAAATTATTTAAAGACTATCAAATACTATAAAATGCCCGTCTCCAAGAAGTCCTCTGTTGTTAAGTCTGAGTCTGTCTCTGTTAGTGTTCCCGTCGTTGAGTCTGAGCCTGTCTCCGTTAGTGCCCCTAAGAAGCGCTCCTCCAAGAAGGAGGTTGCTGCTGCTCCCGTTGAGTCTGTCCCTGTCACTGAGACCGTCGCGACCGAAGGCGCTGTCGAGGCTACCACCGAGAAGAAGCGCAAGGTTGTCACCAAGGAGTATATCGAGGGTCTTTACGCTGCCCTCGAGGCTGATCTCGAATCGATGCTTGCTGACTCGCTTGAGAAGAAGGTTATCAACTCCAAGCGCGTCAGGGGTATCATCAAGCAGGTCAAGGCTATTAAGACCGATTCTGCCAAGGTTTCCAAGCAGAAGAGGCAGACCAACCGCGTCAACACCCAGTCCGGTTTCATGAAGCCTGTCAAGATCTCCAAGGAGCTTGCCAAGTTCACCGGCTGGGCTGCTGACCAGCCCAAGTCCCGTATTGAGGTTACCAAGTTCCTTTGCAAGTATGTCAAGGACAACAATCTCCAGAACCCCGCTGACAAGCGTCAGATCGTCCCTGATGCCAAGCTTGCCAAGCTCCTTTCCGTTGGTGCCGAGGATGCTCCTCTTACCTATCCCGGTATGCAGAAGAAGATCCAGCCCCACTTCTCCAACCTCTAAGCAATTTAAATTAATTTAAAACGCCTTTGTGTGTTTTAAATTCTTATACTTTACGTGGAACGCCCTACGGGTGATGAGGAATACGTAATCTTAATACATTCCACAATTCATCGACATCTACAGAGCGTTTGAAAAATTGTTGATGGATGTGTGTTGACGCGTGAGGAATCCATTGTAATAACTCCGCGAACGAAATGTTTGGAAGATCATTCTTTACGTATTGGAAAAAGTCGCCAAGTGCTTCTTTGACATCTTCTCCGAGAGAGTAATCATCAAGTGTTTGGTCGATTGCATAGACAAAGAGAGGGAGAGACAAGAGATTTCGCGTAAGATTCGTATAGACAAGTTTATTGAATTCGTCAAAAGACGAAATCCGGATGGAGAGATGTAACAATTCGAGAATTTCGTTGAGGAAAAATGGAGGAAGAGAAGCGAGTTTTGCATAGTCGACATACGTATTGACGGTTTTGACAAAGGAAGCGATGCGTGTTTTTGCGTAGGATTGAATATTGGAAGGATGTGGATTGGAGGGTGGTGTACACAATACCTCTTCGAGCGTATGTTCAGGAAGGACATGCTCTGAAAAAAGGGCGTCAACAAAAGAAAGAGGAAAAGATTGGTTCGTATATGGATTTTTCTTGGTTTGGCGAAGATAGGGAATATCGTATCGGTGGAATGCCCACGTATATTCACCTTCTTTTAAAACGAGGAGTTCATTCATCGTAAACTCGTACACGTCATTTCCCATCAACGTCGTGTCGTTGTGGAAGACGGGCATACGCAGCTTGCGTCGGTTCCGTATTTCCTCAAAGTTCAGATCGTCTTTGTATTTGTACAAGAGCGGTATAACCTTTTTAGGGTTTCCGTGGATAAGTTTGAGAGAAGAGGGAAGAGGTGTATAAGCAAAGGAAGGAGGAAGAAGCGAATGCGGCGTTTGTTGAAGCATGTCGCACCCATACAGGTCAAGACCGTAATCGATAAGAGAATGTAGAAGTTTTAAATATGTCGGTTTTTCGTATAGTTTGGAACGGAGGATGTAGCACGCCGGATGATAGACGATCGTTCCATTGGGATTGGCACCACGTTGAAGAAGATACAACCCTTTCTCGTAGGAATACGTCGCGTGCAAAATCCAAAAGAGGATAGGAATATCGTTCAAACCGGTCAAGTGAATATCTGCTCCATATCGCAAAAGAAGATCGAGAATACCCTTGAATGTTTCAATCGATGAAACATTGTGAAGAGCACCGATCGGATTTATATACGAAAGACCGGTAGGAGTAATGCCATCTGGGTTGGCGCCTAATTCCAAAAGAGTTTGTACAAGAGAAACATCGCCAACGTAACAGGCGTATCCCAGACGCGTCATGCCTTTTTTGTATATCCCATGATCCATTTTACTTGCTCAAGTCTTTTTTAAGATATCAATTTAAAAAAGAGGAATTAACTCATTTCGACACGCTCGACGTACCTGCAGTTATCGCAGTTGCCGTAGACGGCGCCGTAGGTATGGACATTGACGTTGGGGTCAACGTTAGGACCGTTGACAACATTGCATTTGAGGACACGCGTCTGGCAGTTGTAGTTGTAGGGCATGGTACGGTTATCACGGTAGAGATTGGGACGGTCATAGATGGACTGGTTGGACTCCGAGAGGAGACCGTAACCGGCAAGACCTTGATTGGAGAAGTTTGCGGGACGGCTTCCCTTGGTGAAGAGGTTGCCTAAGGTAGCCGAAATCTGGGAAGAACTGTTGTTGGAAGAATCCGCCATTTATTAATAAAGAAAAAAATATTTTTTACGCGCAGATTTCGTTGTAAAGCTGTTGGATAAGGGGATCCGACGGTTCAAAGACGTATTGGATCTCTCCATTGTCATTTTTGCGACCGATTGTCTCGAAGTGAACACCGCCGTAGTGAAGGATGACAATACTCTTTCTCTTTTTATAGAGAGAGCAGTCACCGATTTGGTAGACACGCCTGTTTTCGTATTCGACAAAGTAAATGTCCGTATCATAGTACCGCATAAGATACTCAATCATCGAATAATCGACAAAGGTAGATGTATCTTCCAGATCTTCGACGTATTGCTTATAGAGGCGGTTGTAGATACACAGATAGAAAAGTTTAAGAAATTGCTTGTATTGTTCTTTGAGCTGGGCACGGTTTTCATCGATAACATCGCGGCACTTTTTGCTCATGCCTTCGGTATCAAAGATCATATCACCCAAAAATGCGTTCTCGAAGGATTCGTACGACAACGTATTCACCAACATAATACGTTCTTCATCCATCATGCTCATGAAAATCTTAAAGAGTTCGGGGTACCTCTCCTCATAGACTTGCATATTTGATGGGAATTTGGAAGGACGATCTTTCTTCTCGATGTAGTAGCTTAAAAATTCCTGGAACTTTGCGTGAGCGAGAACGCCATTTCCGATGTGTTTGAGATCACGTTTCGAAAGATTGGATGCGACAGTTTTGCGCTCATTACGGATAAATGATTTCTTTTCAGAGTAGGACAATTCTCGGTACGACGGACGAACCGCATTCATTGTCGAGTGGAAGAAACAAGATCCGTCACCGATTGCTCCGTGGCGCACAAGAGACCCGTAGGGCGTTTCAAAGTCAACAATTTCATCTTCACTAAGCATCCTATCTTCTGTTTCTTCCTCCTCTTCGCTCTGGGATTTTTCTAAAAAATCGGCAAGGGGGATGGGATCTGTATCACGCATCATCAAGATGTTTCCACGTGCCATAAAATACGTTTCGCCGTCGATCTCGATCGTTTTGATTTCCTCATCCTCTTCCCATGTAAATTCAGAGGGAGAGTTAATAAGAATCTTTTCATCGTTGTCTTTGATCTCATAGATACGACGAGATGTAGATGGAGAAGACTCTTCCTCGTCAAACATTTTGTAGACACCGGATACATCGCGTGTATCACTCGAGTCGATTGTGCGCAAAAGGTCCGAAACCGAGTAAGGATTGTGAATATCTTCCCATACGCTTGTCGCTACACCCATTACATTCGGATACTTTTTGTCGGTACGTTCACGGATGGGAACAAAGGCGTCGATATCGTCGTTCCATTTGAATTCATACACAGTATTGTCCTTCACAGAATCACAGTCAATTGAACCGTGGAAGGGATGGTCAACTGTTCCTACAAACATCTCGTCGCCGATTTCTGACGTCTTTCCAGCATGGAGCCAGCACATACCACCATCCTTAACAACCTTGAAGTCAATTGTCAACATAGAACTCGGTTTATACTTGTAGTTTTGGTCTGTGTACTCTCCGCTCGGTGTGAAAATAACACCATCCAATTTGAGAGGAAGGTTTGCAATAGAAATCAGACCACCGATCAAATCGGTATACGATGGCATCTTGCGAACATTTACGTCTTTGAGTTGGTTGAAGACTGAATCGATTGCTTCGTAACGAACCTCGAAGGAACGATTGCGGATGTCTTCGTTATTCAAAAAGAGACAGTCAAAGCCGTAGAATGTGTTTGAATCATCGTACTCACCGTCAATAATCGACAATTCAGGGCGACCGTTCGGCGAAAGGAGAATGACCGTAAAGTCACGGACAAGGAAGGTTCCGAACGGGAAGGTTTGAAGCATGTACCTATATCCATCGACTTTGGGCAAAACCGACATTCCATCCAGAGAAACGTCCGGCTTCAAATTGATCGGTTTCTTGGTACGGATACCGTGTTTCTTATTTTCAGTAAGAACAGATTGCTTTTCGCGGATAGAAATAGCACCTCGGAAGGGAGAAATATACCTAAAAATCTTCTCAAAAGAAGCAAAGACATTTTGAATAGCGAGTGTAGAAACGGATTGAAATTCGATTTCAATCTCATAATGTGAATCGTGCTTCCTGAAATCATACGAAACGTTGTCCTGGACAATCGACGATTGTTCGCGTACAAACGACTGCTCGACTTCTAAGTTGGCAACAGATGCTGTATAGGGAATTTCTTCTTTTGCGGACAAACGAATATTGTACTCTCCAAGTAAAAAGTCATAATCATACACAGCTGTCTTCCTCTTTTGTGTCGTTTCGAGAATGGTTCCATCCATGCTTGAAATGCGACGGATACCATGCTGATACCTCGTGACATGAACCGGATAGAAGGATCGGACACCCATTTCACGCGCAACCCGTTCAAAAATCGATTGAGAGACACCAGGCTCGAACCGGTTTCCGGTAAAGGTTCCAATACGGATCTCAAACTCCACGGATCCTCGAACCATCATACGTAACTTGTGCAGGTACTTTTGGATACCTGCGTATACATCGGTCGAATATATAAAGTCTGACATACCTTTATATATTTCGTTAAAAAAAATTCAAAATTAGTTATCGTTCATGATCAGATAGATCGACTTGATAATCAATGCAATCAGAATCACAATAAGAATGTATCGAAGAACCGTATTGGGATTGAGAGAGCACTCACAGTCGGGTACAGTAGTGAAGTTCTCTTTTAGAAAAAGCTCGTGAGCTTGAGAATCCTTATACTTCATTTATTATTACGAAAATAAATTATTGATTTCCGTCAAATTTTTACGGATAAACTGTAAGTACTTGACGTTATCGTAGAAAATCTGATCCAACTTTAAGAACAAAAATTTTTGCTTTGCCTGAACATCTAACACCTTTGTTGTGTATTCTTGGATGTTGAGTTGAAGAGACGAAAGTTCTTTTGCATATCCGTTCGAGAGCTGTGTATACTCGAACTCGCCCATACGCGCACGGTTCTTGTCGAGCATTCCTTTGATCGTTGCTCGACGGGACGTATACTTGGAAAGTTGCGTGTTCAAATCGTTCAGTTCGCGTTGGAGAGCATTCTTGTGTTGGACGCACTGTTGAATTTTCCCAAAATCAACCTTGTAATTTTGAATAAGCGCATACGTCGCATCGAGTTGTACCTTGAAATTATCGAACAGCGTATCCTCCACGAGTTTGTAGATCTGATCAATCGTCTTGTGAGCCGTATTCGCATTGTCGTACAAATGAGATAGAGAAAACGAAATGTACATTTGTCGATTGGAATCCTTGACGTTACGGATCTCGTAGACGGACGATCCCATTGCTAAATATGAATGTTCCAGAAGACAGATCGAAAATGCGGTTTTCCCAAGCAACTCGTTCAAACGAATACATTGTTCGTAGAGAGGAATCACGTCTGAATTGGCACCGAACGACGATTGAATTTTATTATTTTTATGATACTGACGGCGTAACTCTTCCTCGAAATTTTCCGCGTCGACATCAATAGCGTCACGTGTCTTGTATGCAAACGTCGACGTCAAATCAGACCGATCGATCTTCTTGAGCTTATAGTCTTCGAGCTCCTCGTCTCGACGGAACTTGAGAACCTCTTCGAGCTGAATCATAACGGGAATGTTGTTGTGTGTGCATATACACTCGACCAAAATGTAATACTTTTTTGCATAGAAGAATCGAATGGGCGTGTACCCATACTTTTCGAGCGTGCTTTTCAATTGTTTGGATGAAAGCCCCATTTTTTTGGAGAGGGTATGTCCTAAAATTAATTTAGAGAAAGAACTCGCTTCTTGTAAAATGGAAGATACGCTCGCCACGCTCCCGACTACCAACATGCCTTTTGAACCGACCGACCTTCAACTCATTGAACATCTCTTTCCTGTCCCAGAACCTATCAAACGAAATATGGGGCATATTTTGTTCGATTACAGATACCCCATCCTTACATCTCTCCTCTTCGCCGCAATTTCCTTACCTGCTGTTCACACTTTCCTCGGGCGCCTGTACGGCGACGAGTCATACATGACACTTCTCCTAAAGGTTATTTTGTTTGTGTTTATTGTGGTTGTTATCCACTCGATTATTTAATTGTCATCATCGGACTCCTCCATCTCATTCAGCATATTCTCCAGGTCTTCATCCTCGATAGGATTCTTCTTCTTTTCCTTGGGCTTAGGCTTCTCATCCTCCTCTTCACTGTCGATTGCAAGTGCATTCTTGATCTTCTTCATATCGGTTCTTGCTTGCTTGGTCAGAGCAATTGTCTTGAGGATCGACTCCTTACGCTCAATCACATCCTTCTGCGTCTCCTTGTAGACGATCTTACGCTTGGTACACTCCTCCTTGTCGAGCGAGGAAAGCGACATGACCGTATCGTCGACAACCTTCCCAATCACAATCTTTTCAGTAGCCGATTTGAATACAAATCCGCTCGACACCTCCCACCAAACGTTCAGATCCTCGTTCTTGACGATAACAAGCTTCTTCTCCTCGGACGCTTTCTCGACACTCTTCTTCACGGGTTCGACTTCCGTAGGAATCTTCTCCTTTTGATCCTTGGGCTTGTGCTTGGCACAATAATCACATCCCTTCGTGCGCACACCACAAATCTTACCCTTGTTCGGGGGCCTCGAAAACTCGTAGATGCACGTAGTCGTAGTCGCTTCCTTCTTCTCGACACTCTTCTTCACGGGCTCGGGTTCGGGCTCCTTTTCCTTCTTCTTTTCATCCTTCTTTTCGGGCTCGGGTTCCTTCTTCTTTTCCTTCTTAGGCTTGTTCCTGGTTTCGGCAAGAGCAAGAAGCTCCTCAAGCTTGATGTTGTAGTTCTTGCTTACCGTGGTCAGGATAGACACAAGCTCATCGTTATAATTCTTAACTACCTCGGTCATAAGATCGTTAACCTTGGTCTCGATAGTATTCTTCAGGCACTCAGAGATCGACATGATACTTTAAAGGAAAGTACTTTTTAAAATTCAATTTTTTTCCTAGAATAAATGAACGATAAGTACATTTTGGACAAAACGGCGATTCACAACATTGAGAACGTTCGTCGTATGATCGATAGGAAACTTTCGAATATTGGTGAACATACCTTCTACGTTCAGGAAAAGGAGATCAAAGGCGTTCGAACCGATGTCGACCACTTGCCCTATACGCGCTTATACCGTAGCAATCCCTTTACCGGCGAAGCCATCCCGTGGAACGGTGATTCCGGTTTCCAGCCTCGTATGAACTCTTTCTACGAACCGAACATTGTCCAAACCGTTGACGAACCCGAACCGTTGTGTTTCCAGACCCCATGCAGTACGGTCTATCCCTGCTACCCTCAATATCTCCAGAAATTTACTGATAAAATGTACAATAACCTTCAAGATAGGTATTGCACACGTCGCTTTGTATAATTTAATAAGACACATCGTACATAAAATGTATCTTATTGTCGCTTCAAATTTGAATGACGGAATCGGAAAGGACGGGACGATTCCGTGGGAGCTCAAAGAAGATATGGACTATTTTCGTGCCAAGACAATGTTTGGTGTACTGATCATGGGACGCAAGACGTTCGAAAGCCTTCCTCGTCTCCTTCCCAATCGGATTCACGTCGTCGTTTCGAGTAAACTGGCTCCAAAAGAAGGAGTATATGTCGAACCGACATTCCACTCGGCGTGGCAAAAAGCACGTACTTTCGACAAAGAAATCTGGGTGATCGGTGGTTCAAAGATCTACGAAGAAGCGTTTCGACACTTTGCGCTTGAAAAAGTGTATCATACACTCGTAAAACATGATTACGAGTGTGATACCTTTGTAAATATTCCTTCGAATATTGAGTGGAAAACGGTTCACACGTCCGAAAAAGCAATCTACAAAATTGGCAATGTAAAAAAAGGGATCGAACAAGAGTATCTCTCCCTTGTTGATCAGATTCTTCAAAAAGGAGATAGACGACAAACACGAAGTGGTGAAACCCTTTCAATCTTTTCTGCCGTGTTGGATATAGATATGTCGAGAGGTTTCCCTCTTCTTACGACGAAAAAAATGTTCTGGAAGGGAATTGTCGAAGAACTTCTCTTCTTTGTACGTGGCGAAACCGATACAAATACCCTCAAAGAAAAAGGGGTGAGAATATGGGAAGGAAATACGACCCGTGCGTTTTTGGATATGATGGGGCTTGAGTACCCAGAAGGGCATATGGGTCCGATGTACGGCTACCAGTGGCGGTTCTTTAATAAGCCATATAACGAAAAAAATGGAGGAATCGATCAACTTTGCGAACTCATCGAAGAAATACGGAGAGACAAGCATTCGCGTCGGTTGTTGATGACGACGTACAATCCCACGCAAGTCCGTGAAGGCGTGCTGTACCCGTGCCACTCGTTGATTCTTCAGTTCTATGTCGAAGGAAACAAGTTATCGTGTAGCATGTACCAACGGTCTGCCGACGTATTTCTGGGCTTGCCATTCAACATTGCATCGACATCGCTTTTCGTGTATATGATTGCAACAATTACGAAGATGGAGGTAGGAACTGTTCACCTCCATCTCGGGGATGCACACATCTATACGAATCACCTGCCCGCCATCCACAAACAACTTTCGCGGACACCGTACGATTTACCAACCCTCAATCTTCCTGTATTTGAAAAAATCAAAGACATCGAAACGTCACAGTTCGAAGAGTACGTATTGGAAAATTACAAGTCGCACCCGGCAATCAAAGCGGAGATGAACGTGTAAGAGTAAATTTAAAGTTCGACTTTAAATTTAGTTGATACGCCACTTGGCACTGCAGTTCATGCAATAGCAGAAGGTGGTAAATCCTTCGTCCGCGCTACGGACTTGACGCTGGGTACTGTACGTCTTCTTACTTCCACACTTTGTACATTGCATAACACCTTCCTCCACGCTGAAAGGATTGGTCACAAAATCGTCCTTGTCCTGCTGTTCCTTTCGGAAAGGTTCATAGACACACGATGTGTACAAGTTGGAAACCTGCGGAAGAACCGAAGGGTACCGATCACGAAGGCCGTAGAGATTATAGACTGCGTTGATATATGCTTCATTCGAAGAGGTAGTGGCAATGATATGGGCATGGACACGCTCACGTTCTGATGCATCTGAAATAAATGTACGTAGAATCGACATTCCCTTTGAATGGACATGTTCACGCTTGACTGAAGTACTTTCCGAAACAGACATACTTTCCAGATATTTTTCTTTAAAATCTCAATTTATAATAAATGGAGATTTCACGACTTGTGCTCTTTGTGTTCGTGTTATTCATCATCCTTTTTATTGCAATTTTACAGTATAACAAGGAAATGTTTCGACATGACGACAAAATTACAGAGTTGAAGTATCGTGTCGGTAAAGTCTTTCCACTTGTCAATGAGCTTGAGATTTACGTCGGGGATAAGAGCTATACCATCAACAAGGAAAAGATTTTTCTGTGCCTGAAAGACAAGAACGAACGGTACTACGATGGGAATATGCTCGTCTACGTCCTCCTTCATGAACTGTCACACGTTCTGAACGATGAGGTGGGACACGGTGAAAAGTTTCAGCGTATTTTCAACGAAGTGTTAGAAAAGGCGACAGCGGAAGGAATCTATGATCCGAACAAACCGCTGATTCAAAACTACTGTGATTAAAAATCTATTAATAAATGATCGCAATTGTCTTGTCCATTCTCTTACTCCTCGTAGGAATTGGGATGGTGTATATGTACAAACGAGAAGGATTCCGTCGGCGTCCTGGAATTCGGCGCGACAGCCTTTACTCCTACTCCTACAAACCGTCGAGGAAAATGGACAAGAACGATTGGAGATGGTTCTTGTACCCTCCCGTCGCGTACATTCCCTATGACGAGTACTCATATAACCCTTATGGAACGTACAACCCTTATGGGTGGTACCCGTATGGGTGGAGTCCATACATCGGAAGACCGTGTCGTCCCCTCGGTCCCTGGACGAACGAGTTAGATCTCAGCTGTTACTAACACATCATATTCGCGCGGTAGCCGTAGAGGTCGCACGCATCGATTAAGTCCATCGTCGGTTTTCCAAGACGGCGGTTGACGGCATTGTGAAACTCGACCGTCCAGAAAAACAAGTCCATATTACAGTTTGGTTTGTTCTGTAAAAGATATTGGGCAAAGTGTGGTTTGCACCGTGGGCACGGAAAGACGGATTGAAGGTAGTGGAGGTACTCAATACAGCGCCTCTTCTCTTCTGGAGTCCGACATTGGCTTGCATAGGTATGAATGGTCTTCCACAGGGCAGGGCCTAACGTATCCATTTATTATAATCGATAATAAATGCATTGTTTTTACGTGTAAAAAAAAGAGGACCGGTTGATCATGAAGACATCGAGTGACGTGTGAATGACAACAAAGTTCTTAGAGTTCAAGTATTCGATGATAGGAATGCTCGTCTCTGTAATTGTTCTCAAACCCTATCACATCGATAAATACCTCAAAATTAATAGACTTGATAACCTCAAACTCTGCTCCTTCGACGTCAATCGACAAGTAGTTGATGCGAGACACATTGTGTTCATCAAATATGGTTTCCAGACGCTTGGTTTGTACGCTAATTATCTGAGTAGTCGAACCCATCGATTTATTTCTCGCTGTAACCGTTGAAAGTACCGAGGATCGAACGTATCTTTGATTCCGGAAATCATTTCCGTATATCCTGTATTGTACAAAAACTCGGTTTCGCCATCGTTGTTACATACAGCACAGTTTATATTCACGTTGTTTGGTCGCATTCTTAATAGGTTCAATATTTATCCCGGTCCATCCGTTATGTTTCTCAAAGTACAGCGTATTGTTGATGGTAACTCCATCATGCGCCTACATCTACATAAAAGCCGTTTTTGTAACCTTTGAAAACATTCGTTTCAAGGTACCTGTCTTGATTATCTTGTGAGTTAAACATTTACTAATATTGACATTTTTAAATATACGAAGTGTAAAGTATTATGGAAGAGAAAAGCGAGTACGTTACCTTTTACGACGAAAATGTGTATGCAGTCGTCGCGCACAACACAATTTTGACATTGGAAGCGACTGAGCAGGGGAAAGGATACGGATCTGTACTTCTTTCCCGAATTATTGAGTACATGCGCCAGAAAGGGTTTGAAACAGTGGAGTTGGATGATATGTCAGATCGCGCACGGAAACCGCATAACATTTACACAAAATTCGGATTTCAGTATGTACACGAATACGGTCCTGAAATGATTCTATACCTTATTTAATGCTATTAAATAAGCTTCTTACCAGCCTTCTGCTTGTCCTTGACCTTGAGCTCGGTCTTGACGATCTTATCTCCTTTCATGGAGTTCATCAGCGTTTCGACAAAGGCGTCGCTGACATTGGACATACCGCTCTTCTTGAGAAGAGTCTTGATTGTCTCAAGCTTTTCATCCTTCTTTTTCTTGTCGCGCTTAATGGTTTCCTCGGCGGTTAAGACCATATTCTTGTACTCAATGCCGGACTTTTCCTGCTCTTCCATGTACTTGAGAATGGACGCTTCGAGCTCTTTCTTGCGGTCTGCGAGAGCTTTGAGCTGACCACGGAGACGCTTGCTTTCCTTGGTAATGCTGTCCAGCTCGCTGATATAGGCTGTAATCGACATTTTACTATACCGAAATATTATTTTTAAATCTTATAATAAATGGACACTGTCAAAATCAAGTCGTTCGATATACTGAACATTCCCCATAACTATTACAAAGTAACGCTTGAAAAAGATGTATTCGGTGAAACTCCGGTTTTGGTGTATTTTGACATTCTCGATACAAACTTTGTGAATATTCTTGGCGAGGGAAAAGGAGCGACCCTTGTATTTTCGCTTGTTCCTGGTCAGACCTTCCTTCCCGAGAAAAACGACTACTCGATCCTTATCCACAAACGTAGTGCAATTGTCAACAAAGTGATCAACGCGACGACGACGCTCGAAGTTCCTCTCTCACCCGAACAACAGAAGAACATCACAGATTACTGCTTCAAAAATGCGCCTGTGAAGATTTCGATGGGACAGGTAACGCCTTTTATGGTCCCTCAGTTCGGACACAGTAACGAGTCGCCGTACTTGTCGTTGTGCTACAAAGAAGATATGACACCGACAACCGAGAATTTCCACTCCAACGCGATTGCGGGTACGTTTGTTGACTTGGCGAGCATGCAGTCCGACTGCTATAACAACGATACGTGCATCAAAGAAACGTACTGCGCAGGATGCAAGACAACGGTCGATCCCTCCATGTTGATTGTTGTCGTGTATTTTGCGACGTTGTTGTACATCCTCTTCCGTTACAGCAAGTAAAGAAATTTAGAAAGATATTGGCCTAATATAAATGAAGAAAGCCTACCCGATTCTCGAGTGGTGCCGTCTTCCGCGTCAGTGCGAAAACGGTCAACTCGCTATTACGATCAATGTAGACGATTTTTTGACACCGGATCTTCAGCGCGGTTATATTTCTGGAATCAAGGGAACAATCCGTGGAACAGGAACCGAACACGACGGACGTACGTACGTAATGATCTTCGACAAAATTCTTTTTAAAGATATTGCCTATATTGGTACGATTATTTCTCCCATTTCGGAAAAAATTCCTATGCAAAAAGGTAACGTTGAATTTGACATTCCTGTCATTCCTATCAACTACTTTTTCTAATTAGATTTAAAAGTGAGAGCATATTCATAAAATGGAGTATACCAATCACCCCGAATGGACCACAGAGCATTCTCTGACAGATCCTAGTCATCAAACTGTTGAATATATGAATGGTAGCAGCAACCAACAATCTTTTGTCCATACCGAAGAAGAAATCAGAGAAGCGATGAAGGAGATGAACATCAACAAGCCTATCGAAAAATTCAAGAAAATCGAGAAACTGTACGCTGATCCCCCTCTCCAGGGTCAGTCCATCGCACTGTTCAGCTTTACTCCTTCTATGGGTGCGAAGCCTGACCAGGACGGTGTGTACGGTATGATCAAGTGTCGCGGTGTCTTCCCTACCCAGCGCGAAGCCAACGAGCGTGCCGAGTACATCTTCCGTAATGTCGATACCTATCACAAGGTCTACCACTGTCAAGTAGGACGTCCCTTCCCCATTACCTTCAACGAGAACTTCTTTGAGGAAAAAGAGGAGACGGAGCTGAAGAAGAAGGTCGCGGAGACAGAGGGCGAGTTCCTGAAGATGTCGCGTGAAGAGGAAGAAACCGTCATGAACGGACTCAAAGATCGTATGCGCAATATCAAAGAGGAGATGGAAAATGCCAAGAACCCGTCGCGTATTGATCAGTACATCACCATGCACGTAAAGCGCGCGACTCTGCAGATGCACATCCAATCGCTTGAAAAGGCGATCAAGGAGTACACCGAGATTACCAATATCGTCGTCGAGAAGCTAAAGACCTTCGACGAAGAAACGCCTTCTCTCAGAGACACGTATATCAATGATTATCTCAAGGAAACTGAAAAGGTAGGTGTCGATGCGGACCCCGTCTTCCTCGGATTTTTGAAAAATTGGAACTAAATTATTTTAAACCTTAAAATAATTTAATAATTTCTGAGTTCAAACAAAATGATTCATATTGAAACAAACGAGCACTTAATAGGCCTTCTTAAATCCGTTGACATTGCCATTGTCGACTTTTTTGCAAAGTGGTGCACTCCGTGTAAAGATATGACTATCTACCTCGAAAAGGTGCAAAATGTCAACCCGGAACTTCCGATCGCAAAAGTGAATGTAGACGAACTACGTGAAGTTGCCGATCTCTTTGAAGTAACTGTTTTACCGACGTTGCTATTTATCAAAAATGGAAATATTGTTCATCGTGTGAACGGAATGGATATTGAAAGTGTAAACAACGGACTAACAAAACTCAACTCTCTTTAAATTGATTTCATTTAAAGAGGAAGTAGAAAAATATATGGCGTTCCGGAAAATCCCTTTTAAGGATATCAAGGTCTCTACCAAGACGGTTATTATTTACACGAATCTAAAGTTGAAGATCGATTCGATTTATGAACAGCTTCCGATCACTCACTACGAAGTTGTGAAGAAGAAGCGCGGAAGGAAGAAGAAGGGTGACGAGGAGGCTCCCGTCCAGATTCTCGACAATGGGTCGATTGTTACGCTCAAGTATGAAGACAAGTTCCGTGGCGTTCTTCTCAAAGAAAAGAAGAGTAAGAAAAAGTACGAAGGAAAAAAGAAAGAGTGTTACTTCCGCAACTCGCTGACGATCGTCACGTACATGGACGGAAAGATGATCAATTACAAGGTAAGCGACAATGGACGGCTCCAGGTAACGGGGTGTAAGACCAACGAACAGGCAATTTCCATCTTCCACCGGTTTATCGGCCTTCTCGAAACGTATTGTAGCGGTTTGTATACGTATACCGATAACATCTACGCTATTTACCGTATTGTTATGACCAATATCGACTTCAATGTCGGATTCTGTATCAACCGTGAGGCGTTGGATGTGTACATCAACACAGAAACAGAGTACAAAAGTCTGCTCGAAACGTCGTTTGGGTACCAAGGCGTAAACATCAAAGTTCCACTGGAACTGAAAGATCACACCCTCCTCAAAGAAACGTTGAGCGAAGGTGTATGGTCACAAGCCAAAATCCCGTACTCGGACTTTTTGGCAATTCTGACGGACAAGGAACGAAAAAAGGAAGTCACAAAGGATCGGTACAATACGTTCTTGGTGTTCAACAGCGGAATTATCATCATGAGCTCGATGAGCGACGAATTTATGGAGCCGTACTACAACGAGTTCGTCGGTCTTATTCAACAAAATGAGGAAATGTTTAAAGATGCGTTGTGTGCGGAGTAAAACGTTTAATGTGTAGATTAAACGTTACATAGATTTTTTGTACTTTTCAACGATGGCAATGAAACTGTCGAGCCATTGCCAAATAACATTTTTGTTATCGTCATCGAGCTTACCTTCGACCCAAACACCCTTGATTCCCTTGCATCCGAGCGTATCGAGACCAAAGTAGAAGACGTCGCTCTCTGTGAAAAGAGTCTCGTCGCGTTGCTTGATACGATCCTTGATGGGAAGAATCTGGTTAATAAAGTGGTTCATGACATCCTGAATAGGAACCTGGTCTTTGAGGACGACACGGATAAGGATAAATTCCTTTTCGTTCGGGAACGTCTCGATGAGCTCATCGAAAAAGGAGACGAGGTTCTTCTTGAAAAGAGTCAAAAGTTGGACCGACATGGATTTAATATTTACGGGTAAATGTTAAATCACTTATGAAGCAAAGATTGCAATTCCATTAAACTCGCGGTTCTTGTACTGAACACTCTTCAAAAGAAGAGTGTATCTATCTCCTATCTGTGGTGCGGGAGAAAGGATCGGAACATCCTTGGATGCGACAAAGACCTTGACGTCCATACACACGAAGAGAATACCGTATGGACGGACCATCTGTACGATCCCCTCGACACGCTTTCCCTCTGTTGGGATGAACCGCTCAATCTCGAATACGACGTTGAAGAGGATGTTGGACGTCGTTCGCGAAATCATATTGTCTTTAATCGAAATAATCCGCACGACACGCAGAATATGGCCATGCGACTTGGAACACGTCTTTTCGAACTTTTTTTGGAGTTGCGTAAATATGTGCGTTTTCAAATGTGCATTCAAGCCCGATGGCGGGATCTCGACGGTACATGTCATCTCTACAATTTCGGCCATATTTGTGTTGGCTACTTAACGATATTCTCAATTTTAATAAATGGGGAGAATTGCGCTGTGTATGATCGTCAAAGACGAAGAGAAGACGATCGAGAAAACGTTTGAGTCATGCAAGGATACGTGTGACGTCTACATCATCCAGGATACGGGAAGTACTGACAATACCGTCAGGATAATGTATGAATGGGCGGCACGTCACCGAAAAGACTTGGTGATTGATCACCTCCCATTCGTCGACTTTGGGTACAATCGGACACGTCTTCTCCGTCGGGCTCTTGAAATTGATACGGACTTTTGTCTATTATTGGACGCAAATGAAGAGTTACGGAACGGAAACATGTTAAAACAGGTTCTTTCGAGCGAGTATGATGGCTACCTCCTCCCACTGAAATTACTTTTGGATAATACGACAACGAGTTTCTGGAATGTAAAGATCGTTCGAAACGTAAAGGGATGGGAGTACCGAATGCCCGTCCACGAGTACATCGCCAAGGATGACGCGGTGTTGTGTAAACTCGAAGACGGACCATATGTGTACCAAGACAGGAGCGTTGACATCGAAAAGTCCAAGAAACGATACGAACGAGATCGAGATATGCTGTTGATGTATCTATCAACCGAAAAAGATACGGGGAGGACGTTGTTTCATCTGGCGCAGACGTACCACGCTCTCGGCGATACCGAAAATGCGATTGAGTACTTTTTGCAGAGGACGACTGTAGACGACGGAAATACTGACGAGGTGTATGAGAGTTGGTACCGTCTTGGTATTCTAACAAAGTCACTCGAGTACTACAAGCAGGCGTACTCCATTGACGAAACAAGAGCAGAACCGCTGTACAGAATGGCGCAGATTCTCGTATTTGAGCATGGAAACTATGAAGATGCACGTGTCCTTCTCCAAGAAGCGTGCAAGAAACCGTTTCCGGATACGAACGGGTTCGTTGACGATGCAATTTACGCAACACTACGCTTTACTCTTTTGGATCTCGTTTCAAAGAGGTTGAAAAATTGAGATTCCAACGAGAAAAAAGAGGAAAGTATGGACGTCTCGTCTATGATCGAATACATGACCGCCAAACGGCTCGCGTGCAACGCCAACGAGCCGGGTACGTACAACCACGTCGCCTGCTTTTTCAAGCAACGCGGAAAACAACCACAAATCGTTAGTATGGGCCACAATAAGTTTATAACGTGTGAAAAATTGCCGAACATCCACGCCGAAATGGACGCGATCGGCAAACTACCGACACTTCGCAAGAAAAAGTTGGAGGTAGTGAATCTATGCGTCATCCGCGTTACGTCCGGCGGAAAGTTGAACAATAGCAAGCCGTGTATCCACTGTATTCTGAGTTTGAACATGATCGCACCCTTGAAGGGATACCGTATCGACAAGGTGTTTTACAGCAACGAGTGCGGAACAATCACGCAAATGCGTTTCAAGGAGTTCGACACACAGGATGGACATCTAACGCGATTCTTCCGTGAACGAAATTTCAAGATCAAATAACTGGACCAAGCAACTTGTATTTCCTTTAAAGACATACAAGCTAAGTATATACAATGAGCGACGAATTGGTACACGAAGTCTTCGAAGAGGTATTCGATGAACAAGACATCTCAGACGAAAAGGAGGATATGGGCGACGCCCTCGGTCCCTTCGACGATTCCTACTTTGACGAACCGTTTGGCGAATACGATGAACCTTTTTACGAATATGTCGAACCAATTGCACCCAAAATTCGCTACTACGTTCCCATTCCAAATAAGAACATGCCTGAACCCATCTTTGGGACCTTTGTTCCTCTTATTCGAGACGTAGAAGGTACAGTGTCTTGTTAATGTTCGCAATGATATCATCGCGGATATTCTTCAGATCGTCGCGCGAAGACAGGTACTCGTTCGACTGGAGGAACATGATCATACCTTGTAAATACTTGGAAAAAGTAGCATGATCAAGAACGTCGACGACAACGGTTTGACGCGTAAACTCGATCTCCGAATCCCTGAAAAAGACTTCCATCAGATTGTCGTATGCGGTGACGAGGTACGTGTACAGCATGTCGGTCGCCTTGTGATCGGCGTACTTGTGCGTACTCCAGTGGTACAACTTGATCGTATCAAGCGTTTCGAAAATAAACTGAACAAGTTCCATTTATAATTAGAAATTATAAATTAATATTCGAACGATTCGTAGGTCGTTTCCCACTTGTCACCTACAACCTCTTTCATGATCTCTACTTCGGACGGTTTTAGGTCAGAGGGGGAGAGACCGAGCTTGAGCGTCTTGATAATCTTGATGGCGGCCTGACGCTTCTCAAACTGAACACCGTTGGTCGCAAAATCGAACGAGTACATCTCCTTGCCGATGGACTCGTACTGCTCGCGCATAGCAGGATCCATCCTCTTTTTCAGGTTCATCAGATACGGATCGCTGAAAAGAGACGTCTGCTTCGATAAGTCGAAACGGTTCTTTTCATAGTGCTCTTTATAGGCCTCAAACAAAGCTTCTTCCTCTTTGTTCATTTTACTATAAAAATATATTTTTTAAATCATAGAATAAATGGCAACCGGAGCTACAGGGACATTTATTGCGTTTACGGGACCGACCGGAAGCGGAGCTGCTCCGATCATCCAGCCTCTTATCCGCATCGAAGGCCCGACCGGCGGAATTGATCCATACATCATCGGAAGCTATAATATTACTGTATCAAATACAACAACATCGCTCCCATTGAACTACCCAGACGATTATTTTGTGTTCAGTACATCAACGGGAGATGAGTTTATTTACGAAAAAAGTGAAGTTATCGCGAATCCAAGCTTAATTGCAGGAAAAAATGTAGAGTATTTTTACGAAACATTTTTTAGCATTCAAAATATGGTAGGTACACTGTCTCCTACAATCATAGAAGATTTCAGACGCTATGATACAATACAAATTAATTCTGTCGACGTAAACATAACCGGTGACGCAATTATCGAAGAAGGAGTCAACATTCCTGCGACATTTCGAGAAGAAACAATTCTCACCTCTCTAATAACAGCACCAATTACACTTAACTGCGCGTCTGTGGTTGACACATTAAATTTTTCGGGTACATTTGAGGTATCTGGAAATTTAGATATGGCAGGTGGTGTCATTATGATTAAAGAGAAAAGTAACATTACGTTCAAAAACATGAATATCATAAATTTGAATTGTATTCATATTGAAACAGACGCTACACTTACGATAGAAAATAGTGGTATCTTTGGAGGGCATATGGGTGTCGATGGAGTTTATATTGATAACGACGGTATTATAACCGAAACATTTTTCATCTCATGTCCAGAAAATGCGACGCTTATTATAAAACGTTCAACCATTGTCGCTGGTCATGCAATCGAGTCACCTGGAAACGGTCAAACATGCTTGCTCATCAGCGGAAATTGTACGGTAGAGCAATCTCATATACGAGGAGGAAATGGAATGAAGGGTGAAGAAGGTGCAAGTTTTAATGCAATTGAAGCACGCGAAACACAAACCGATGAGATTATAGGTATTTCAGATGGGTTCAAAGAGGCAGGCACAGAAGGACAGAGAGCAGTAAATGAGCTTTTACCGACAGGTGCATGGGAAAACGATCCTTCGCAAATAAACGAAGATAGAGGAAAAATCAAGTTAATCAAAGATGTGTGCAAAAAAGCGTTTACTAGTCGCGTGAAAGTTGTACTTGGAAAAACTCTTGTTTCGACAATATCGCGTATTGCATCCAGTCAGAAAATATTGCGTCATTTGGAGATCACAATGGCACGTGATATGAAAAAATACCCGTTTGGTGAGGTGTATACCAATAAGATAGATGAAATCATTGGAAATTCGTCTGATGACATAATCAATCGAAAAAATCAGATTAAAAGTATTCTTGATGATTATCTCAAAGAGCTAAATAAACAGCTTCAAACTAGTCGGTCACAGTCCAAGTACGCCAATGTTGAAAAACTGATAGATGACGGAGTCATCTCTTTGCCAGAAAACAACCCAAAGAAAATACGTTTCAAGAAACGTGTAAGAGGAAAAGCATCATTTGAAACCTCTTTGCAAAAGACAATCGATAACATAACCAACGAAATTGACAAATTTGATAATCGTATTGGTCGAGAGATTGGACAAAAATTTTATTTTGGCCGACTTCTTGACAGCGTAAAAAATAAAATAGCAAAGGCATTTGGAAGTTCTAATTTTATTCGAAAATATTTCGACGCGTCGTATGGTCGTCCCACAGCGGAGGCAATCGAGCAAGCAGTAACCAACGCAACAAACGTATCTCGTTCTGCGACCAGAACACAACTGCGTACTACGATGGAACTTTTTACAAACACGGATCCGGCCAAAATAACAGAAGCGATCGACGCAGTTGATAATGCGCTTGATGCTGACAATTCGGATGAGTTAATCGCGGTCGCCAAAGGAAAACTTGACGAAATTTTTGCATCAAATCCAAACGGAGTTTTGGTTCCTGGTAACAACTCTACCATTAAAAGCTCGCAAGAACTTTTAGACTACAGCGCAGCGAAAAGAGTAGAAATTTTTGACAATACGTTCAAAGAAGCTGCAGACACACTTGGAGATACAAAATCAGCGTTCAAAGTTTACAACGAAGCTACAGAAACTGCGATGGAAACCTTACGTGACACGCTATCAAAAGAAATCAAAGATGCAGGATGGAGGTATGGCGATGAGATGCTTTCCATGTCTATTATTGATCCAATCATCAACAAATTCCGCGAAGGAACGCCCACTGCTATGGACGACGTAAAGAAAATTATGTTTGAATTTAACTTAATCGAAGAATCTGTGAGCGGAAATGTGACAGATCGAGCTATTTATAAACTTGACAAACCTATTACACAAAATGCCAATGACTTGGTCAGAACCATACAACGTGTTGTCAAAGAAGCCACTACGGAAACGCTAGAAAAGGGAGCAAAAGAAACAGCCGAAGTCGTAGGGAAACGTGCATTCAAAGCGATCGGAAAAACTCTTTCAAAATTTGCCTTCGTATTCGAGGTGTTCATTGAACTTGGTATGAAGCTCTGGGCTGTTTACAACCCAGGTGCAAAAGATGACCTTTTCGAAGACACATCATTCTCATTTGCGTCGTTGGCCCTTGGAAAAGACGGCGTCGAGGCATTGGTTTTGGTTGATATACTGTTTATCTATCTGGACGGTCTTGCGTTTGCCATTGGAGCAATTTTTGACTACTTTTTCTATCTCGATCCCAAAAACACCACACATTCAAACTACCTTGTCGAAAAAATTGAACCTGTATCAAACGAGATAAATAACGGTCTTCAAGGAGAAAATGGCGGAAATGGCGGATACGCTCTCTATCTTTCGGATACCGGTTCTTGTCGTATTTTTTCGTCGAATCTCTACGGGGGAAATGGTGGAAATGGCGGAAAAGGATCCAAAGGAGAAAATGGTGCATATTATGGACCACGTTATCCTGAACCGATTAACTACTATTTTGACATTGGTACAAAACCAAAAAAAGTAGCTGCACAATGGAATCCTTTACACTTTGCGATAGCAGCAATGCCATTGCAAGAGACATGGCTTATTGAAGAAAACTCAAATGCAAAAAATCGCGCTCGAGACAACGACGAATATATTAAATATCCAATTCCAAATTTGATCGATTCTAGTACAAATCAAACAGTTGTGTTTGACCCAAGATATGGATACACATTCGATGGTATTGGAACACTTACGTTTAGTTATCAGTTTGGTCCTCCTTCCAAGCATAGCGGTGCTGTAACTACCGGCGGTCCAAACGGTGAAAATATTTTCTTAGGATACTTTTTTAATACTGTGTACACGGTGACTAAATCAATTGTATACACTCTGCCAAGGGGTAGAGATGGTGCGAACGTATCAGATATTGAGATCGGAGTAAATGACGAAGGCGTAATTATGAAGCCAATAAAGTGTCCCGACGGTGGAAACGGAGGCCGTGGTGGAAATGGCGGAAACGGTTCGTATGCGATTTTCACATCATCAAATAATCTTGGAATCAAAGGATCTCTGTTGTTAGGAGGACAAGGAGGCGATCGAGGACCCGGAGGTGATCCGGGTGAAGGAACCAATAATCGACAAGTAAAACTGGAGACCTTCAGAGACGGTACATATCCAATGGTAAAAAATAAATCCTCACGTTTAAGTTATGTCGAAACAGGTAAAAGAGGGAGTGTCGGTAAGAGAGGTCTATTTTATGGAAGCAACGGATTTATGATTCTTCAAAAAGGCGGAAAAACAACATATGTCGATGTACCAATATCTTGGCTGGACTTACGACAAGCTATGAATATCGACGGTGAAATGAATGTGTACAATTGCTCTGTACCAGGAATATCATATATGAACGCAATTCTTGCCCCCATTGATAAGGTAGAAACGCTAAGTACTGATACGTTCGTTGAGGTATGCAAATCTTCTACAAAACAGACACAAGTCAATATGATTGACGGCTTCGTATACGTATCAAATAAATTTTTACCAGAAGAAACAACTCTTCGCGAAAAAGTAACTGCAACAATCTATCCCAACAATTTACTGAAAGGTTATGAGCCAAACACAACAGAAAGTACGTTTTTTATCGTTAGAAATGAAACGCACTTAGAGACCGTAAACATGATCCAAAGACGTTCTCGTTCGCTGAACATTCCGTCAAGTGTATATAATATATATGCTCCTTCAGTGACAATTGTCCGTCTCTACAATGAGTTCACAAAGACGTTCCTCCGTCGTGATCATACGTCAAGTACAGCTCTTACGTTAGCTGGTCAAGATAGTTTATCTTACGACGAATGGTACAGATTAACATGTTTTATTCGAGTCCCAATTCCAGGTACAACAACGCGTTATCGTCTTCAAGCAGATAACGGGCTTTATTTGTACTCTCCGTTGACGGAAAATCAGGTATTTCTACAGAGTGAACAAGTTCCCGCGTCAGAGTGGTTACTGGGTACTTCTCGTATTAGTATACGTGTTGGTGTCAAATCAGTGTCACTTCCTCAGTACCTTGGTGTAAATGAGACAACAAAAGCTGTTTCGATGGTTTACTTCAATCAAACAACCACGGATAGCATATCAAAATGGACAATAACGACACATGATTCTTACAATTCAGAGATATACGACTCCGTCAAAGCGACATCATACACAGACTTTACAAAGAAGATGTTCTACAAACACCTAAAACAAGATGTTGTCGTTAGTAATAACCGGTTCCCCACATGGGAGTACTATCCTTCTCCGACTGACCTGATCAATCTTTTTTCAGACAATGGAACAGCTCATCTGTTATTTACGGTTATTTATCCATCGCCAACACATACCCAATTCCGCCTTGTTGCGGGTCCGATCAATGAGTTTTGCGGACTTTTGTTTATCAACAACATGGTCTATCGGAGAAATTCTGCGGCAAACCTTATCGAAACGCCGTTTATATCCTATACATCGAATGATGTTTTCCCTCTTATACTCGTTCTCGATGCAGGAAATAAAGATTCGACATGTTCTCTTAAGATCGACTACGGAAGTGGACCTCGAACTCTCTTATCCGATGAAATGAAGATTTACCGCGATTCCACGGCAGCAATGACATCCACACGAAATGACTTGATCGATCGATTTTTGCGTGTTCTTCCTTTTACCAGAAAAACAAACCATGAACTTAATGTTCGTAGCGGTGTAGTTCATCTGAATACAACAGATACGGTCTACGGTCTTCCTACAACAACTGCTCTTGTAGATGTGTTAACTGTTGACAATGTTCCTATCAAATATGAGTATCCAAATCTTCTTCCAATTTCACGTTCTGACCAAACAGTATACAATACAACAAATGTGGTAGACACTATTTTCTTCAAAGGGTCTAATACAACAACGCCAATTACAGTTTCTAATTATACGTTCAAGAAGCCCATCGAATTTTTGAATATGGAAAACATTGCATTTGAAAATTGTACCTTCCAGACAGTATCATTCCTTGGTTGCAATAACATCACGCTTCGTAGTACACATTCTTTTATCACTCAAGTTAATGTTCCTACCACAGGTTCATTTTTAGGCGATTGCATAAATACAACTGGAACAATTTATTTCCAAAACGTGACAACCACATACTGTACGATGTTTAAAAATGCAGATGTTCAAATTCGCGATTCTACAGTTCACTCTCTCTACGTCGAAGATGGACCTCAACTAAACATGACCAATTCCTACATACAGGATAGTGTGATCAAAAATCGCACTGTACAGTTATCAAATAGTAGTCTATTTAGCATGAACATCGCGAAAACCGACTTAAAACTGGATAACACACAAGGAAGATCGGTTCGCGCCAGTAATTTTTCGACGATTTCACAATCAGGTAGAACGAAAATTGCATTTGGTGTGATTGAAGAAGATGATACCGTCGAAATCTTATAAATTTAAAGTAAATTACACTTTAAATTTTCATGATATATGCAAGGACATAATAGGGAGGGATGTTCGGATGAGGAAGGCTATTGCCGGTATTTTCGATGACGTGGGTATGGTTTCCGTCATCTTTTACAGTACGATCGTTGGTATCGATCGGATGCCCATTTGTGTTTCTGGAGCGAACAACGCGTTTGTTACCAGGAATAACACCATCCCAGAAACTAACGTCCTCGAATCCTTGTTGGGCGTGACTGTGAACACCGCTGCTAAGAGCATTATGATTGTGTACAGGCATTTCTTCCACAGAAAGCGTGTGCTCGTACTTACCACCGATGGTTCCGATCGAGTTCGGTTCCATACGTGCTGTACTAGAAATATTACTAGGAGGAAGGAAAGGATTGTAGGCAAGGATAAAGCGACCACGGAGATCAGGCGTAGGAACATATACACCATCGACTAGATGACTAGCACCGTCACATAATGCCCATCCGTTAGGCGCAGTCGTACCGGACCACATGATGATCGAACCGGTCGGAATAAGATCGTGACCCTTCTCCTTGACCTTACCAGTTATCCTGAGATTCAGACACTCGATGTCACGGGCATTGACACTGTGAGGTCCCACTTCAATATTTGCGTTCATATTTAAGGTCGTATTGATGTACATTTCGTTATTTGCAGTATTGAAGTAGGGGGTCGTGATATTTTCGGTGATAGTAAGTAGCTTTGTCGTGGTACGAAGTGTTACGTTTAGCATATTTATATCAAACGTTCCTTTGCATAATGCACTGTCGTCAATGGTAATACGGTTGGTCGTTGTGTTGTACACGTTCAGCGACGAGCAGTTAGCCGAGGTTGCAAACAAAGAGGGTGTCGTGATTTTTTCGGCAACTAGTTGATTTGCAATCAGATTCATACCAACCGTTATGTTTGTAATAGATGCATCCGGAACGATAAGTTTGGTACGAATACTTGCGTTGTATGCTGTAAAATTATTGTTTATTTCGAGGTCGTTTGCATTTAATGATGTTGTTGACTTGATCACGTCCGATATTAGCGTATTAAACGTTCCTGTTGTACAGGTTAATATCGAAACATTTGCAGTTCCAAACGTGGAACTGTCGCTTGTAATGCTACCCGACGTAATGCTTCCAGCTTGGATCGTCGTTCCGACGATCTTATTGCTCGAAATGTGAAGAGGCGTATCGAAGGCAATTTCTGATGACGAGAAAATGCGCATCTTCCCTGTTTGCTTTGAAATACGCAAACCGACTGATTCAGAATTAGGTGTTGTGCACAAATCAACGTAATCACTTTCTCTTCCTATACTTACTTTAGGTGCAACGTCATCGTACTGAAGACGGATCATTTCCTTTGTAGAAACAA